CCTCGGGCAAAAGGCAAAATCCTACGAAGCGGCGCTTCCCATCCTTGACAAGCTTGCGACGCGCTACGGCGTCAAGGCCGGGGATACGGAGGCACTTCTGAAGGCTTTTAATGCCGATAATACCTACAACCAAGCGCGCGCTGACGAGACGGGCGTTCCTCTTGAAACCATAAATGAAATGGAGTCGCTCAGAACGCAGGCGGCCGCGCGCGAGCGCGCCGAGGCGGAGGCGACGGCGGCGGCAGAGTATGCGGCGCTTCTGGAGGAAGCAAAGAGCGTCAAGGCGATCTACAAGAATTTCGACTTGCGCACCGAGCTTGAGGGTGAGCGGTTTAAAAATCTGCTTGATATCGGCTACAGCATGCGCGACGCCTACGAGATCGCACATAGGGACACTCTTGTTCCCGCGGCTATGAAGTACGCATCCAAGAAGGGCGAGGACGCGGTGGCAAACCGTGTGCGTCAAAACGGCATGCGTCCGTCAGAGAGCGGAGCAAGGGCGAATGTACCGTCCAGCGTAAAGGTAGATCCCTCCAAGCTGTCCATGGAGCAGATCAATGAATACATCCGCAGAGCAGAGCGAGGGGAGCAGATCACGTTTACGTGATCGAGGTGAGAGGTAAGAAGTAATAGTGAAAAAGTGAGGAGGATTTTCGATGCGGCGAAAATCACCGATCTTGCATATTGCTGCGCCTGATCTTCTCTCGATGAATTTCAAAAGAAACAAGAGAAAGGAAAAGAAAAATTATGTTTAACATTCGACTCAGGGATGATATCATCCTTAATCTGCAGCTTTTTGCAGACAACACTATGACTACGGCGACGGCGGATCTGTCGCCCGAAATGAAGGTATTTTACGACAAGGCGCTGCTTGAGTCCGCAAAGCCGCGACTCGTGCACGAGCAGTTCGGTCAGAAAAAGCCCATCCCGAAGGGCAACGGCAAGACGGTGGAGTTCCGTCGCTTTGAGCGTCTGCCCAAGGTGACCGAGCCTCTGCGCGAGGGCGTTACTCCCGGCGGCAGCTCGCTGAAGGTCACGACTCTTACTGCGACCGTTCAGCAGTACGGCGATTACGTGGAGCTGTCCGACTTCGTGCAGCTCACCGCCATTGATCCTCTGCTTGCCGAGACTGTAAAGCTTCAGGGCGATCAGGCGGGACTTTCCCGCGATACCGTCGTGCGCAACGTGCTGGCGACTACCACTAACGCCTCCTTTGCGACCAAGGTGGCGGCTGACGGCTCGGAGACTGCCATTGACGATATTGATAATATCGTGGCGGGCTGCGAGCTGAAGGTGAAGGATATCATGCGCGCGGTCACCAAGATGAAGGCTAACAACATTCAGCCTCTGGACGGCGGCTGCTACGTTGCTATCATTCACCCGTGGACTGCGTTCTATCTCAAGACCAAGGATCCCACCTTCGTTGAGTGGCATAAGTACACGGATGCTAACAAGCTCTTTACGGGCGAGATTGGCAAGATAGACGGCTGTCGCTTCGTTGAGTCTACCGAGGCTCTTGTGACAGAGGAAGCGGGCGGTATGGTTGCTCACACCTTCGTTATCGGTCTTGGCGCTTACGGCGTTACCGAGGCGGGTGAGGGCGGTGTCGAGACTATCGTCAAGCAGCTCGGAAGCGCCGGCACTGCCGATCCTCTCAACCAGCGCGGCACTGCGGGCTGGAAAACCAACATCACCGCCGAGATCCTCTCAAACGAGGCTATCATTGATCTTATGGCCTACGCGCCCGACGCGCAGGCTAACTGACAGGAGGTATGAATATGAGTCAGATTAATTCAAGTGCATCCACCATCCCCGTAAAAAAGGGTGAAAAGATGGTAACTGTCAGGATACATAAGGAGCGCGACGATACTCAGACACACCTTTTTGTGTCGGTTGGCGAGCGTAACTTTATGATACAGAAGGGCGTGGATGTCGAGGTTCCCGAGTGCGTCGCAAAGCTTCTTGCATACCGCGACAAAAGGCTCGCGGAGTACGACAGACATCTTGAATCGCTGAAAAAATAAGCTACAAACAAAAGCGGGAGGCGATCTGCCTCCCGCACACGAGATTTATATTGCCGCCGACGGGCGGCGGAAAGGACAAAAAAATGACAGTATCCGAGGCTATTGCGCGGGTGGACACGCTGAAGCCAAACGATATATCGCTTGACGAAAAGCTCCGTTGGCTGTCTGAGCTTGACGGCAGAATAAAGCTGGAGGTGATCGACACCCACGAGGGCGGCGGAGAGGTTGGCTTCCGACCGTACACACAGGACAATACGGACGCTGTGCTGCTTGTGCCGTTCCCGCACGACGATATATACATTCACTGGCTCTCGATGCAGATAAGCTACGTGCAGGGCGAGCTGAAAAAGTACAACGCCGCGGCGGCGCTTTATAACAGCGCTCTCTCCGGCTTCAAGCAATATTATAATTCAGTACACATGCCGCGGCAGGCGAGAAAAAGAGTATTTTAAGGAGGCGCTCCCGAATGTATTACCCTCAAATAGAGAATGAAAGCTCCGTCCGACAGATGCTCTCCGTCTTTCGCGGCTATAATCATAACCCCGTTATCGGGGAGGGCGAGTTCTCCCAAATGGAGAATATGTCATCCGACCGGTATCCGCTGCTCTCTCCGAGAAGCGGGAGAATCATATATAATGTCGAAAATGCCGAGGCACTTACGCACGAGCCCGATTTTAACCAGCTTTGGTGGATAAATAGTGCCACAGCCGAGCTTTGCCGCGGCGTTCCGGATAATTATTTTGAAACGCACGACGTAGGACTCTCAAAGGATAATGTCGGGAAACACTTTATAGTCACCCACGGTGCTTACGCGATAGTATTTCCAGAAATGAAATACTACGACATTGCAGGCGACGAGGAGTACGGTTCGCTTGAGATCGTAAGAAAGCCTGTTTTTGAAAACAAAGAGGACCTGCTCATTATCTTTCGCAACTGTGAGCGTGATGGCACTATTATCAAATATGCTGAGGATGTGGATAATCCAAGCCTGGGCGACTACAAGCTTGAAGCGCCAAAATTAGAGAAGGCGGCAGACGGAACTCCGCTGGATATATTGAGTCCTCCGTGTCTTTATAAATATGCACGTGTAGATGAGGGGAACGATCAATGGATTCAGATTACAGATACTTTTGTAAGTGTTCAGCTCGACGCTGCTACAGCTGATCCGCGTGCCGCACAGAGGGCGTGGTGCGGAGATTTTCTTTCGGGTGATTATGTTGAATTTGAGGGATTTCAAGACACATGGAACGAGGGCGATTCAGTGTTTTTTATTCCTTGGATAAATGGCAGACATCATATTAAAAAAGTGACGGACGACGGTGCGTTTATCATTTCCGGCATAGTCGGCGGTCAAACAGAAGGTGACAATGTGTGCTATATGTCACTTGATCCCGAAAAAGAATTGCCCACCGTCACTCTGATAGTTCCAAATCTCGACTACGTTATTTCCTGCGGGAATCGTCTTTGGGGATGTCGGTACGGTCTTAATACCGAGAAAAAGGTGGTAAATGAGATCTACGCCACAAAGCTTGGTGACATTCGCCGCTGGCACACCTACGCTGACGGCTCGACTGCGGATAACTCCTGGGCGGCAAGTGTCGGTATGCCGGGTGAATTCACGGGGGCAGTCGTGTATGACGGGCGACCGTACTTTTTCAAGGAAAACCGTATTTTTACGGTATACGGGAGTGATACGACGGAGTTCACGCTTTATGAGCTTGTAGAGTCGGGTATAGAAAAGGGAAGCGACAAAACCGCTGCGGTGTTGAACGGACTTTTATATTACAAGTCGCGTGCTGGTATTATCGCCTTTAACGGTACGTCTACACAGCATATATCTGATTCACTTGGAAATGAGAGATATTCGGACGCTACTGCGGTCGTGCACAACGGCAAATACTACGTCAGCATGAAGGATACAAACGGCGCTTATCACCTTTTCGTATACGACACGCGATATGGGCTCTGGCACAGAGAGGACGGTATGCACGCCGAATCCTTTGCCACGGCCAAGGGCAGGCTTTACGCCGTTGCGGACGGACAGATCGTTTGTCTTACTCCCGACAGCTCGGACGAGCGGGTGCGCTGGTATGCCGAGAGCGGTATTATCGGACTTGACTCGCCCGATCGCAAGTATATTTCCAAAATTGCCGTGCGCATGTCGCTCGCGTCGGGTGCGCGGGTCGTGATCTCTGTGCAGTACGACTCTATGGGCGACTTTATCCGACTTTACGGCACAGAATCCCAGACGTTTAAGACTTTTACCATCCCCGTACCCCTCCGCCGACACGATCACATGCGGCTGAGGATAGAGGGTGAGGGGGATGTAAAAATATTTTCGATAAGCAAGACCTTAGAGGAAGGAAGTGATATCTGATGGCAAGAAGCTTTAAACAGCCACCCGTGCCGAAGGGCACGACGCAGCAGCAGCTTGACGAGCTGAGGCGATACCTTGCCGCCCTTGTGCGCGAGGTAGAGATAACTTTCTCGGCGGTTGAAAAAAAGATAAGAGAGGTGGAGAGGAAAAATGGCTAAAATATCCGAATACCTGCGCGACAGGCTCAAATACGAGGAGGACTTGTATAACAACGAGTTCGCGGGCAAGCCTGCAGCGGTGACGCCAAAGCCGACGGCGCAGACCTACGTTTCGACAGAGAAAAAAGCTGAGGTCATTCCCTCGATCATTCCCACGACAACGCCTAAAGCGATGTCTCCCGTGGCGACTACGCCAACACCTTCAGCGACGGATGCCGCCGCGAGCAACCGCGCAGACCTTGATGCGGTGTTTGAGCAAATGATGAATTACGAGGCTAAGCCGTTTGAATACGACAAGGACGCCGATCCTATTTATCAGAAATACATGGAGAGCTACTCCAAAAATGCAAAGAACGCCGCAGAGGACACGTATGCGCGGGCTGTGGCGGGCTCGGGCGGCTTTGGCAATTCCTTTGCCGCCGTCGCCTCACAGCAGGCGTACAGCGAGCAGATGGACGATGCAGACGATATCATCCCCGAGCTTTACGAATACGCTTACAGCCGTCACAGGACGGCGGAGAGCGAAAGAAAATCCGACCTTTACACCAAATACGGTCTGCTTGCCGACAGGCAGGACAGCCTTGACGCGGAGGTCGAGACTCAAGCGGCAGCCGAGGAGAATGCAAAGAGCCGTGCGAGTGCGGCTTACGGCACGGCATACGGTCTTGCGGAGGAGGGCTACAGTGCACAGTCCATCCGAGCGGCACTTATGGCTAACGGCTACAGCGAGGCGGAGGCTACGGCGGCGGTATCGCGCCTGACAAGCACGGCTGATGCGGGCACGTACAGCGAGGGCGGAGAATACGTGCCGGGCGGTACGCTGAACGAGAAAATACAGACAGGCCTTAACAGTATTCTTTACACCGAGGACGAGGACGGCAAGCTTCAGCTCACCTACGACGGCTCGCAGAAGCAGTCGCAGACGGCGAAGCTCCGCCAGCAGGGATACACAGACGCGCAGATAGAGCAGATCTTTGCGGAGGCGCAGTACGTAATTGACCAAACGGTCTATGACGCCGTTGGCGAGCTTGAGCGCATGGAGGCAGACCCCGAAAATATCAAAATGACCGATATTACCGAAGCGTATACAACGTATAAGAAGCTTCACGACACCGGTGCTATTTCGGAGGATGCGTGGCAGGAATTTTACGGCGCGCTCGGTGACGGTGTGGTAGCTACCTACAAGCACGCGGCGGACAACACGGGCAATATGACGGATGAGGATTTGGAAAGACTCGGAATCAAGAAGGAGACTTGGGAGGAGTATGCCGGTAAGCCTTGGGCACAAAAGGAGCTTATCTATAACGCCGCGGCGGAGATGGTGAGTGAGGGGGTTATACATCAGGGAGACATGCTTCAAGTGCTTTTGCCGGGAGTAAGGCACGAAATGAGTAATGCGGGAGAGTCGGATGTCGATCAAATGAAAGCTACGGCAGGTGTATTTTCTATGCTGATGGACTATTATGATTCCGGTGCTCTTGGCGACGAACAGCTTAGACTTTTAACAAATAGAATTGCCGATTCGCTTCCCGAGGGATGGTACGAGAGATGGACGGCGGAGTACTACAGCAGCAGTGACGGGCTTATGGCTCCACGCTATATACATGAATTCCTGTGGAATGATGAGATAAAAACTCAGTTGGCGAACTTTACGAAAAAAGTTTCGGAGGGCAAGGAATGAGCGGTATCAAATATTTTAACCCCAACCGTCCCTCCAAGCTGTACGCGGAGTCGGTAAAGGCGAGAAATCGGAAGGTCAGCCTTATTGAAAAAGAAAAGAACACGGGCGGACTGTTTGAGGGCGTGGGCTACGTCGGCGGAAAAACGGTGCTTGGCGCTATGGGAATATTCGAGGGTGTGGGTGACATCCTTGCAGCCACGGGTGACCTTGTAACGGGGAACACGGACATGGCGCAGTACCGATTCCTTGACAACAAGACGGCGCAGCTGTCGCAGGGGCTTGATGAATGGTACAACCCCGACGGCTTTATGCAATTTATGGGCGACGTTGGCGGCGGTATCGGTGATTCCTCCGTCTTGCTCATACCTTACGCGGGAGTTCCGCTGTTTGCCACGGGCGTTGTGGGGCAGGGTATCAGCTCTGCGGCAGCGAAAACGGGTAAGGTGGGCTGGAATGAGCTCCTATACGGCGCGGCTTCGGGCGGCGTGGAATTCGGTCTTGAGGCTGTGACGGGCGGCGTTGGCGGCACTGCTGTCAAGAGTCTTTCCAAGCTGCTTGGCAAGAC